GTCGTCTTTGCTCTTTTATGCCCGAGGGGAAGGAGTTCGTTGAGTGCTGCTTGCACCGCCCCACCCTCAAGCGTATGTCGCACAGGCGCCAAGTCTTCTAATAACTCCCGCACTTTAAGGACACTTACTTTTGTGTCGCGGTTGAGTTTTGACTTGGTCCAGCACGTGGTCGTCTTCATCGGATGTAAATTCTGGTTTTTGGCGAGCGCGCTGGCTTGTGCGATATGGTGTTGGTATATTTTACCCACTTTTTCGACCGAAAGGTACCCCTGATGTTTCAGGTACCTCCCTTCCAGAACTTCTCGTCGCTGCCATAGACTTGTGGCAGTTTCCACGGCGAGGGAGAGGCTAACGCCCTCCGTCTGGGGAGGTAGGCTCAGTACAGCCTTGATCAGACCTGGTTTGTTTCTTCTTAATCTCCACAAGTGGGCCGGTGGTAAGTCCACCTGGCCCGGTCTGTTCCAATATGCGGCTGCTAGCCGGTACTTTAGCGGTGCGTCCTTTGTCCCTGGTACGCCTGCCCCTCCATATAACTGGGGTAGGTTAAGCGGTATGCGTGCGATCAGCAGTTTCTTGATAATATTCTTGTGGCGGTAGAGCATTACGGATCTGATCCGTGCCCTCTGCCAAGACTTCGCTGATTGAAAGCATTGCTCGATACTAGGACCTAAGGAGTGTGTGAGGGGGATTTCATCTTCCTGGACTCGTCCCGAAGGGGACATTTTCTTCGCCATAACGACCTGACTTAGTTTGACGGCTGGATACAGCTTGCATCGGAGGGCTCTTAGTTGAGTCGTCTTTCCGTCGCGATCTGTTCTAATTTCGCCTGTCGGGTCGCCTAAATCTAGGCGCAGTATGTGTTCAACGAATACGCCCGTTCCTCTTGTTAGGAACGATTTCGCGACGTTGATCACGAGTCCGAGTGATTGGAGGTTCTGAATAGTTCGATTTATTCGGCGTTGACCTCCTACGACAATAATGTCGTCTCCACACACGCTAAAATGTGGGTATTTGTCTAGAGAAATACCTGTCTGTGCTTCTGAGGCTGCGAACGCAACGAGAAGGCACAGTATGGGCCAAGCAAGTGGCAGTCCCATTAGGACTCCCCTTGTTGTCACAGTCCCGTCCGGTAATATCATAGCGCCAGTAATTTGGCGCGCGAGAAGTTTCTTCTCTGCGGACCAGTTTAATGCCTCTCCCATGGCACCTACAATGGTGTGCGCAACGTCTCGCGGGATGAAGTCTGAGGCGGTCTTAAGATCGCCAGACCATACCCACGGAAGGACGGATCTTTCGAGCTTAGAAAGATCGCGCTGGAGTTGGCTAGCTGGGTCATCGCTGAGACTGTCTCGGATGCCGGGGATGTGTGACAATACGTGGAGAATTTCGTGGTTAATGTATTTACCACCTGCCACTGCCCATGCTGGACTCTTTGATGCGATTCGCAATTTATCGCCAGCAACAGGTAACGCGAGAGGAACGACCGGTAATGGACGGTCGCCATGTTCTTGCGACTCATAAAGTGCTTCTTGCACTACCTCATTTAGAGTGACAGGCTGCATTAAGTCCTCTTTGGCTTCGGCCACGCCGACTCTGTGGGAGAGAAATCTCCAAGCAGAGCTCTGAGCCCTTTCAGCATTTCTTTTGCTGAGCTCCCACCGCATCTGTTTAATGCGTTCACCTTGTGTGACCGCAGGTAACGGGTAGTCGTTAGGGGTAGGCTTATAGGCGTGTCGCATAGACTCGCCGAGGAATTTTGCATCCTGTAGAAGTTCGAGGAACTTCTCGTACTTTTGAGGTACTGATCTATTCACGATCAGTGATAAGAGTTGCGGGTTCTGGAGAGATGGAGGCATAATATTTCTTTTTGCCTCTCTTACGGACGGACGGCGTTTTCTGGCCGCGTCGCGTAAGTGTCCAATGACCCCTCCTCTCGCTCTAGATCTTTCTAGACAAGCATTACGGGAAGGTAAGGCGCTCGTAGCAAAATACGACGTGTCACGTTTGATTTCTATTGATCGTCCATATGCGATGACCTTTTTGGTCCAAAGTCGCAGGCGATCTAGAATCTTCGTGTCTGTTGGCGGAGGGGGAACCCTCGGCGCCAGAGTATGTTGCCATTGAGCTAGCGCCTCCGCTTGGCGATCGACAGTTTTCGTCGGAACTTGCGGGGCGATAATGGGCATGTCTGGTATTTTATGACCTGACTTGCTCTCGGCCTTTCTCCTCCATTGTTTTTCGTCAGAGCGGGCTCCTTTGGGAGGCTTCTTTGGTGCGAGCTCTGGGGGCGGAAGTGCGCGCGATAGCGTCGAGAACGTCATATGTTGGCGTCTCGAGCCATACTCTTCCTTCCACAAGAATGCATATTTTGGCCTTGTGGACGTTCCTGAGGGTGTGATGCCAAGTGCCAGTTTTCTGGCATCTTCGGCCCACGCCTTAAATAGCAGTCTGACTGTTTGGTTCTCACAGTGATACCTGGTAACGACCAGGATCCGTCTGAGAGTGCCTGACGGGAAGGTGCGCTTGTAGGAAATTCCAAGCGCATGAACGATAAGGTCAAGCCAATACCGATACGCGATATTTTGATCAGTGCTGCTGAGTTTTATACTCAGTGAACGCAGCGCGACGGGGAGTTGTTCTAGGAACCTTGGTTCTATGAATTCTCTTTTGAGTGCCATGATCATATTGGGGTAACTGAGCCACGGCTTGGTCCCT